AACCGACTCTGCGAGACGCTTGTTTAGGGAAACATTCTTCTCAATTTGCTCGTTGAGTTTTGTCTCCATTTCATCAAGTTTTTCTACCATACTCTCAAGTACATCGTATTTATCTTCAGGGATTGATACATAATGTTCTTCAAAAAGTCCTTTCAGACCAGTCATGAAGGATTCAGTTAACTCTTCCTTCAGACCACCTTCAATAGCAAGTGCATTCTCTTGGAACCACTCATCTGCAACATACTCAAGGTAAGAATCAACACGCTCTGAAAGAGTTTCTGCGATTTCTTGAACCTCTTCGGTTAGACGCTCTTCGTATTGAGCCTCTAGAGATTCCTTGACTTGATTTACTCTTGAGATGATTGCTGCTTCAAAAATTGTTTTTGCCTTTTCTTTGAACTCTTCAGAGAGTTCTTCTCCTTCAATAAGAGCATTGACATCTTCCTCGATGTCATACTGCTCTTCCACTACCTCTTCTTCACCTTCTTCTCCGTCAACTTCTTCTTCGTCAACTTCTTCTTCAGAAATTACAGATTCAATCTCTTCAGTCTCTTCTTCTGAGATTAGATCTTCATCTTCAAGTTCTTCTTCCTCTTTCATGCCATGCATTCCTTCAGCAGGATTTGCACCTCTATTCACAATATCCTTAACTTGCTTAAGTGTTGCTCCAGGTGTTTTCAGTTTTGCCGAATCATCATCAGACTTATAATTTTCTGGTCTAGGTCCACCCAAATCTTCCCAAGAACCGGTTTGACCATCTGGAATATTGCCAGATAGTTTAGGCATTGGTTCCGCTGCTTTAGCACCAGCATTGACTGCAGTTTTGGATTGCTTTGTGCCTACTTCCATTTCTTGTAATTGTTTACCACGAGACATTTGAACTCTCCGTTTAACCTTAAGTTAGTTTAACTATATTTATTTATAATTTATTAAATTACAAAGAATTTAAAAAGTCATTGAAGAGGTTTAATTTATGCTCTTCTAATTGCTTTTGATCAATCAAAGTATTTATTCTTGTCTTCATAGTTTGAGCAACTTTTTCACGAAGAATACCACCATCCCATACCCATTCTTTACCTTCCATAATTCCCTGAACAAAAGCATCAGGTGCAGAAGGATCAGCGACAATATCAGCAGCAGTTGCCAGCATGAAATCTTCGCCAACTTCCTTATAACCCTTATTATTTTCTCTTAGTGATCCAATACCACGAGAAGAAACTCCAAGAGTTACTCCATCCTTGAGTAGAGATTCTGCAATCTTACCCATGGGAGTGGATAAGATTTGTGCCTTACCGATCCAATTATTTCCTTCACAAGTAAGAGAAACAATTTTATGAGAAACCCTATCAAGATTTACTGTTGGTCCATCAGGATGTCCAAGTTCTCCTAATGCACGACCTCTTTCCACATACTGTTCGTTATAACGCTTTACCTCTCTTTCCATAATGGAAAATGAATACTTTCTACCGTTGCGATTGACGCACTCTGATTGTAGAAAAATACCTTTAATGAAAAGATTTTTTTTACCGTTTACGCTTTCGGTAAGAACTTCTACCTTTTCGATTTCTTCTCTGATTAGTTTCATTTGTTTTTATGCACTTACTGGATTGTTGTTTTCATCATGACGTTGATATGTTCCAACACCTACAGGGTTATTATTTTCATCATGCCTTTGATAAGAAGCAGGAGTTCTTGTTCCTATCCCAGCAGGACTATTGTAAGTGTAAGCAATGTAATCAACATTAAAGTCTTCATAAGTTAATGTTGACCAACCTTCGGTGCCACCAAATCTAGTAACTGTAGTAAATCCTGGTTGAGGAACTACCGGATTATTATTTTCATCGTGGCGAATATATGTCATTACTTATATTTCAAATTAATAACTATTTATTTATTAGTCTTCTTTAACATCAATTCCATCAATATTTTCTTGACTAAAAAGACTTGCTGCTACTGATGGTTTATAAGCATCAATTCTTTCAGCAGATTTTGAAAATAGTATATCTTTAATCTTATCACTTATTTGTGAAGGAGATTCGTCCGAGAGAATCATATCCATTAAGTCGTCCATTTTTAATAAACTTCAAAAATCAATAGTATTTATATTTCTCCTCCCTTAGGAATTTGTGAAGCTTGAACTGATTTTGACTGCGATTCTAAATCCGGTTCCATAACAGGTTTTCCAAGATCCATTTCGGATGTTCCTGCTTCTAAAGGCATACCTGTTTCTGGATCAACTGGAGCATTTGGGTCGGGAATAATACCATTCTCAATCTCCTTCTTAATTAATGCATCTTGCTCAATAATTTCTACATCAGTTTGTCTGAGTATTTTCCTTCTAACATAATCTTGTGAGAAATACTTTCCTACATATGGTTCTGCTGTAGCAACCATATTTAATCTCTCATTTAAAAGTTCTGAATCTTTTAGTTCAGAGAAATGATTATCATATAAGAAATCATATTGAATATGCTCACTCATTAGTTCCCAGTCTTCTGGTGCAATGATATTTTTAAGAATAAGTTGAGTTCTTAGCATATCATTGAACATATTAGAAAACCTTTTTCTTAAACGTCCAACAAACTTGGTAAATTTAAGTTCATCTCTGAGAATTTCTGATGAACGTCCCAAATTAAAACCACCTTCTCCATCCATTCTTGATGGTGGAACATTTAGTGATCTGTATAGTTTTTTCTTAAAGTACTCAATATCAGTAATTTCTCCAAGGTTTTGACCGCCTGGAAGTGTGCTGATTTCGGTTCCTCTACCACCTTCTCTTCTTGGAAGCCAAAAATCTTCAAGCATACTCATATATTTCTTATCATCACGAATTTCTCCTGTATTTGCATCATATACAAGTTTATTGCGATAACGCATCATAACATCACGTAGATATTGCTCTGCCTTTACCTTTGGTAGATTGCCAACATCAATATAGAAAATTCTACGTTCTGGAGCACGAGATAATCTATAGATAACCAGAGAATCTTCAATCATTCTAAGTTGATTGAGAGATTTAATTGCTTTGTGTAAATATGAAAGAGTATTTCCTTTATTTCTATCTACTAAACCAGAAGTGCAATAAGTTATAGAGTCCTTTGCTATTTTAATTCCTTGGCTAGGTCCAGTGGAATTGATATTTCCCGTCGGTTGATCTCCTTTAGGATTGTAGATGAAATATTCTTCAATTTCCGGAAAATCATAATCCATAGGATTATCATTCGAAAATCTTTGAGCACTAACTGGTATATTTTTATTATCTTTCTTTTTATTTTGTCTAATATAACGCATTTTCATTGCGTCAATATAACGCAATTCCTTAATTCCTTCGTGTGGATTTTTTAGATCAATTACTTTATGATAATAAATTCTTCCATCAATATACCAATTTCTGTAAATTTCGTGCGATTTTTTATCAAAATCTAATAAATCTAAAATATACTTAAATTCTTTCCTTATCTTCTTTTTTATCCCATCACTTGCATTTAGATTATCCAAATCGATTTGAATCGGAGAATCATTAGTATCTGATACAATTGCCTCATTAACAATATCTTCAATTGCACTATCCACTTCTGGATGAAGTGACATCTCTCTATATCTTTTGATTAATTCAAATTCAGTTCTGTATACACCTTCAATATCAACATAGGAACCAAAAAAACCACTGCTCAAGTAATGGTCTACTCCATCCTCATTATTTTGAGGAATTGGTGAGACTATACTTGGAGACAATGGTTCCGAATTTTCAATTGAAAAACCAAACAGTTTTGCCATTATGTATTACTACTAATTGATCTTTTACTATTTATTAACTAATTTCTATAGAGGTTGCATCATTTGAGTTATCAGAACCCTTTCCGGCAGTCCAGTACTGAACTTGGAATTCAACTGTATACTCTTCAATAGTATCTGAACTATCATATGAAAGATCAATCGCCCCAACACTGGTTGGAAAAATATCATAAAACTTATATGATCTTAATGGTTTGATTCCTTCACCGTTTGGATCATTAGAGTTATTTGTAGAATTTACAGTTCCTGCACCTCTACCTAACTGATGAACATATGCATCAGTCATATAAGATGAGGGATTTGTTGCTCCAGTTGCATTATCCAGTTTGCTGATGGTATTCATCCAAAGCTCAAAAGCAGTTCTGAGTTTGAAATCTTCATCATTAATGATTGTTACATTCCAAACATCAAAGGTTCTGTCTCCAGCAACCTTCAGAATTCTTCCTCTAAAAGGAATATCAATTGGAGAAACATTAGATGCTGGAAGAGCTGCTGTTTTGCAGAGAAACTTAAATGTTTCTGCTTCTTGACCAGCCCCTGTGCCCCATAAACTCTGAATTTCTGTGGGAAAATTTGGAATTTCAACTTCAAATAGATTAGGTCTTGCTCCACCGCCAGCAAGTCTTTCTTTAAATCCGGTGATTGTTCTGAGTGTAGACATTTTTTAAACCTCCGTTTGTGATTAATTATCTAATAATCAAACTCTACCTGCTACTTCCTCGAAGG